CGGATAATTGAAAGAGGCCGATATTTCCCTCTCGGACAGCTTGGCTGCGAGGATCGTTGACGTCATCCCCCACCACACGCGGACCCTGGCTAGGGGTTTGTTCCGCACGCAGTTGCCTGACTTCACCTTTTTAGGGGTGTTTGCCCTTATTTTCTAATAAGGACGAAAAATACTCTCATTATACACAACGAGATACACTGTGTGCTTTTCCCGAGCACAAAAACGTATGTTTAATTAGGACGACTTCGCCTTTAACCGTTTTGGCGGTACAGGCGGTGGTGTCTTCTTTTTAAGCGGAGGAGGAACCTTCTTCTTTGAACCTCCACCAACTTGTTTATTAATCTCCTTTGAGAGCTTTGCAGCCGCACCAAAAATAGGGTTCACAGAACTTAAACCTCTAAAAATAGGTGTGGTGTACCTTGTAACAGATTTAACAACATCTCTAAACCACTCACCTAGAGGGTTTTCCCCTTGGGGAACACCAACAGGTAAGTGAACTAAAGAACGCTGATACATCTCCAAGGCACATGCATCAAAAGGAGCACTCGGTTGAGCCAAGACAACAAGATCGGTGTCAAAGGCTGTAGGAAACCTCTCTATAAAGTACTTAACAGTAACTTGTAGAGTGGTACCGGGTGAAAGACCAGTGAGATAGACTCCCGCCAAGTTATAAGGAGCTATTACTTGACGCGGTGACAGATAAGTGTTAACGCCAGAGGCGGGACTAAACTCAAATGGTTGATTCCCAATAACGGAGTCAGAAACCTCGTTAACAGACTCCTCACCCGTGGAAACAATAACCGTAACCGGATGTGGGACAGTGGCAGGATTTTCGAAGGAATTCATTGTAGCTACACAATAAGCTCCATCTTTAGCCTTCCACGTCTGACTTCCAGCTAACAGTTGAGCCTGCGCAAGTGTACCCGGTGGTTGTGGTAACCTGTAAGTATCATAAGTGCCTGTAATAGTCGCAATCGAATTAGCATAGGTGGCAGTACGTTTTGTAGTAGGGGGGGGGGCCGCTTGACGATAGACAGTTGCTTGTCCTTGAACATTCAACTGACTAGTCGTGTTGACGACCTCAATACCCATACCAACAATACGATGCTCACCAACTGTATAGTTCGACGGCAAACCCAAACTTAATTGATCGACATTTATACCAGTACTACTTCCATAAGTTTCACTACCACTAGGAGCACATAGCGCAGTCACACCTCCAACAGAGTAAGGAGCCACACCAGATGTGGTGGGAATAGAATAAAAAGCACCATAGCTTTGGGCCAAAAGAACGCCCGGAAACTGAATAGGGTCAGGCCACAACACAATGTTGCAGTCCCAATTTCCATCAAAATCATCAGAATCTGGTATACCAAACTCTTGGGACTGTTTGACAGTTTGAACAATGGAACTGGCACAGTTTGTGTCAGGATAACCCGCTGCTTTAAAAGCAGTGTCGTGAAAAGGGTCAGTGGCTTCTATAAACCATGCTTTACCCTCCCCAGTTAAACATTTTGCAGCCTCTAGCTTATTGAGCATGGCTGACGATTTTCCAGTGTGTATATCACTAGTGATTGCTGGATAACTAGCAATTGATTCCATGTCTAGATCAGATGAATTACGCTGCAAGGCAGAGCAATTCACCCCTAATAAAGAGGCCCCGCCCTATCTAGACGAGGCCTCACCCAATGGGATCAAAACACAAAGGAGCGCCTAATCTCTTCCATATTCGGAAGAGGAATATCAGAAGGCCACAACCCTCTAGCTTTTAGTTGGTTAGCTAAATACTCAACAGCCTTGGAAGAAGGGGAAAAACAAAGATTATGGGCAAGCCCACAAACTCGTTCTGCTCGCTCGCGCGAGCGCATCCTCCCTCCCACGACCTGAAGAGCATATAACATTCGACTTTCATGATAAATTGGAACAAAATATCGATGACCACGGTAAGTCCACGTGCCGCAAGCGGCACCTAGAAAAACCAAGCCTTCGACACTATTGGACACAACATAATCCTTAATATCAAACCCAGCAAGCTGGAAGGTTGCCCGAAGATCTGGCAGGGACACCCAACTTTCGTCGAGTGCCCCTCCCACATTATCGTCTGAATATAATTTAGGCGCAATGACTGAAATAGCGTGCTCATAACTTGGTTGAAGATGCTTTTGATCGCAAACTCTCAAGTAATGGCAAAAAGTGAGTATAATATGAGCGATAGTGTTATTGGTACTTGTTTTAAGTCGCCCAGATTTTTGGTCCAAAGAAGTGCCGACGATCCAACCGTCTGGAAGCAATTCTAAGGAATAAGTCGCGTTCTCTTTCAACCACGCGAGATCATAAGCATAAAACTCATGAACTTCGTTTTCAAAAAAGTTGTCGCGTACCTGTTCAACTAATCCGTCAAGGGTAGGGCCGTAACCCTTATCCCAGAACTTAACATCGTAGGTAACTTTAACTGGCCACTTGGCCAGTTCAGTGAAAAGACGATGCCAGCCTCCGTGTTCCTTGACGAACCCTAGAGCAGACCAGGTATTACTCAGTTTCATAAAGACCTCGTCCATATCGCCGTAATACATTTTCTCCAACAAAAAATAGTCTACAGGGGGGTTCCTAAAGATGCGAATCTTTCCATTCGCAATTTTTTCAGAATCCATGTATTCCACCTTAGGGTTGGCGGTCCAGATAGGTACCGGACGAAGAACATTGTTAGGACTACAATACCACTGAAGGTATTCAGAGTAGCGATAACAAAATTGATCTTTCTTCATCCGATAAGGAAATCCGGCCGAAGTATCACCGACGAATTTTACGTGTTCCAATGAACGTCGGGTAAACTTTCCAATTAACTCACGGAAGTGCTTAACAGTATAATCCACAGCCACCGAAGTGACCTCAGAAGGAATGTTAAATACTTCTCTTTTGTCACCCTCAAGCAATGCCTTCTCAACATTAAACTTAGATGGGCGCACTATTCCATATTCCGTAGGGACCTGAATTCCGAAATCAGTTAAGATTTTTACGCATTCAATGTCCGTGAAGCCATATGACGAATTTTCCCCTAAAGGTATGTACCTAGCACATCTTCCAATAGGGGTCGCCTGTTTGAGTAGGACCCGAGTAAGATCACCCGGGACCGAATCAGGATACATGCGACTTATTTCTGGCCAGCCGAAGCCTGGCCGCGAAAAAGCAAGTCAACCAATGTAGCTGTAAAAGGGAAAAGAGCATTGTGGGGATAACCCACCTGTGTCCCTTTATAATGGAAGCCAACACAAACACCATCTTCGGTGATAACCGGCGAACCGGAATCCCCGCTTTCAGTGGTTGAATTGTGTTCCATACCGCGCGAAGAGATAGATAAAATCTCCCCATCGTAAGTTTTAAAGTCACCAGTTGCCCCGACAAATCGGGGTACAAAAATGAACTTTCCAACCTCAGCTATACCAGGACGATAACTCCCGAATCCTTGAGCAAGTTTCCCTAATTTAGTCTTTTCGACCCTAAAGAAACCATCATCGGAATCCATCATCTTGGTATATTGAATATCTGCAGCTTGAACAACTACAGATTCTTTCTTTTGAGGATTGGTGAACCTAATCTGGGGATAATTAAGTGTTGAGTGCATAGCACCCATAACATAATTACCAACTCCAGCACAGTTTGAAACTTTCTCCCAGCTACCATCACCTTTGGCTATTTCAACAACCAAATGTTTAGAGGCGTTTATGGTGTTGGGTTGAGACTTCGATGCAAGCATCTTACTCTCTTTACCTTCACCTTTCGCCCGAACTATTGGTGTCTTAACAACCTTCACTCGAGGTGTTTGGGGTAATGTTTTTGGTTTAGTAACGATTGGTTCGAGGATAGTACGCTTCTCATCAGCGTTGCGATCCACAAAACTAGCATAATCCTTGCTTCGTTGCCGTATCTTATTGCGGGACCTTTCTTCATCAGTAATAAGGTCATCTCCCGCTCCATTTGTCCTATCATAAAGATCATCTTCCATGTCCTTTTCATCGGCCCATGAAAAACCATCATCATATATGGAATGATATTCCTCATATGCGGCAATGTCCTCTGCATGTCGTTGTTTCAGATCAAAGATCGAATCAAAGAAACGCTCCTCTCGGTCTTTCAACCAATCAGTAGAGTAAAAACCAGATCTAATAGGTTTTGTTTCTTTAGCCTCGCCTAATGGCAGACGAGAACCAGAACTCTTTGGCGCCAGATCGGCAGCCAAGGTTTCTCTGGATTTCTTTTGAGAACTTTTTCCCCGCCTGGGGTTTGTAGACCTCAGGCTGCGGGGACGATCATCTTCATGACCATCCTTCGCTCCATCCTTAGATGCTTTGCTCTTGTAGTGGTAAAGATAATAAGCACCCAAACAGGCTGCTCCAGCGAACAAGACTAACGCAAAATAATTCAACGCTTCGGTACGAGCCCGATTGCGAATTGAATTTTCATGCAAAATCAAGAGACCGAAATCAGTTTCTGTTAGAGTGAGACCAGTTGCCACTTCCTTAGCAAAGATTTCATCTATAGGAGTATGTTTTCCCCAGCACTCAGATTCTTTAGCAGACTGTACATTACGTGCACGCTGCCATTCTTTATAACGAGGATCAGACATTATAAGAAATTCTTTATCAGCATCATTCATCTTCCTGTGACCAGCAACAATACGAGTCATAGCCTTACGTAGCCCTTTTAAAGGCAAGAAGTCAGGCAAAATTTCGACTGTGCGGATAGCAGTTTTAAGAACAAAGTTGATTAGAAAATCTATAACTACTGTTGAGTTATCAATAAAATCTCGTATAAAGGTAGCAGTGCGCATGAAACTAGATACGTCTTTCAAAAGTTTCATAGCACTGGAAGCGCCCATAACGGCTCCCACAGCACCGCTAAAGAAAGCCAGACTAGCCAAAGTATCGAAGACAACATCAAAGAAAGGCTGATTATTTCCTTGCTTTTTTGATTCTTTCGAACTCCTACTAGAAAGACCTTCATTATAACGATGCGAGGCCCACCGTTTAATGGGTTCCCGTAAGAAATACCAAGCAGTGACCAAACCTAGGACAACCCCAGGTATGGCCAACCATTTCTTGTTGTTTTTAGCTTGCTCTAAGTATGATCGTAAGAGGTTTTTAGTCCTAACCAAGGAGATGCGAAGGCCAGCATAGAACGCCCAAAGGGTCCCCTGCAAACCAACCATAAACCATAACGAAAGATACGAAGAGAACCACAAACCCCAACAAATGGGCAGAGCAAACATAGCAACAGTAAATGCTAAGGGAGTTGCCCAAGTGAGAATCACAAAGAGGTGATACTTTGTTTTTTCCCGCCAAGACGGGTCGGGGAGCGTAGACTCCTCTCCTTTCACCTCCACGTGAACTCCTTCGGGCAATTCTTCCATAGAATTACATGTACGTTGGCTCGTGTTGGAACTTCCCATTTTATGAACGTTACTGCAAC